ATGTACATCGTTGGATCCGTGAATCAGTTATGGGTTATGATGATAATAAAAATCTTTCAGCTCGCTTACGCGAAGGCTTTGAATTAGTTCGCGCCGATGAGTATCCTGATTTTGCTGCTCCTACCATACAAGATGGTAAACATGCGGGAGTAATTGGAGTTGGGGGGCTTATTTTAGCAAGATTCCCTAATGAGTCAAAATCTGAGCGTGATAGATTTTATCGTGAAAAAACGGCAGATCAGATGACCGCTGTAGATAATGACCTAATGAGGGAACAACATAGTTCGATGCCGATACATAATGATCGGCAATCTCGTGTAACCTTCGGAGCTAAAGGCGGCTCCGATAATTAGAAGAGGACTTGATAATGGCTGGTACAAATCTTGATGCCCCATTTGGCTTGCGTCCATATAATCTTCTAGGTGGCGCAGCGAACTCCACAGGTTTGACGTCTTATCTCGTACAAGTTAACGGAACAGCAGGATCCTCATCCTCAATTTTTCAGGGTGATATGGTAATCCCGCTTACTAATGGACTTGTAGATGTAAGTGCGGCAGATGGTGGTAGTGTTGCTATCCTAGGTGTTATGGCCGGATGTCAGTTTGTAAATACTGACGGTGAAACTGTTTTCACCAACAACTATCCAGGAACATCTTCTTTGAAGTCAAACAGTGAGGCGAGAGTATTCGTTTACGATAACCCTCATCAAGTTTATGAAGTCAAAGCAGACGCTTCCCTTACCAACATCGCAACGGCAACGGCCTTGATTCACTCAAATGCTGAGGGAACTGGGTTTGGTTCACAGAATGGTTCAACTGGTATTTCTATCGGTGAAATTTCTGTGGCAAGTGCTGGCGCAACTACCGCAACGGATAACTTCCGTATCGTGGGAATTAAGGATCCTTTTGATGAGATTGATGTAGCATCTGCTGGTGTTACTCTACTTGTTAAATTGAACCTCCCATTCCATACTGCAACCACTGGTCTATAAGGAGTAATTAGATATGGCTATTGCAAGATCCCAACTCCTTAAAGAATTAGAGCCTGGACTAAACGCTCTATTTGGTTTGGAGTACGACCGTTACGAAAATGAACATGCTGAGATTTATGAATCAGAAAATTCAGATCGTGCGTTCGAAGAAGAGGTAATGCTCGCTGGCTTTGGTGCTGCACCCATAAAACAAGAAGGTGCTGCGGTATCATTTGATTTGGCTAATGAAGCATTTACTGCTCGTTACACACATGAGACAATCGCACTTGCGTTTTCGATTACTGAAGAAGCCGTTGAGGATAACCTCTACGACAAGCTCAGCTCTCGTTATACTCGTGCGTTGGCTCGTTCCATGGCTAATACAAAGCAAGTCAAAGCAGCAGCTACGCTGAATAATGCTTTTGACAGCAGCTTTACACTTGGTGATGGTAAAGAATTGTGTGCGACAGATCATCCAACTACTGCTGGTGGCAACTTCCGTAATGAGTTGACAACTGCGGCTGATTTGAATGAAACGTCACTTGAGCAATCGCTGATTGATATTTCAGCTTTCATTGACGAGCGTGGTTTGAAAATTGCGCTTCGTGGTATGAAAATGATTATCCCACCAGCATTGCAGTTCGTGGCAGAGCGGTTGATGGCTTCTAATCTGCGCGTAGGAACAGCAGATAATGATATCAACGCAGTCCGTAATATGGGTATGTTGCCTGAAGGTTATGTGGTTAACCACTTCTTAACTGATACAGACGCATTTTTCATTAAAACGGATGCACCAAACGGCTTCAAGCATTTTGTTCGTACCCCGATGCAAACTGCTATGGAAGGCGATTTTGATACAGGTAACGTGCGTTATAAAGCTCGGGAGCGTTATAGCTTCGGCGTATCTGATCCACGTTGTGTATTTGGCTCTCCTGGAGCGTAAAACAAAATATCTAAAAGGGCGGCTTGCGAGCCGCCCTTTTTTTGTTTATAGTTTTTCCATCCTGACAGCTACACTGGGTAGCTGACATTAGCCAAGACAGGAGATCAAAATGGCTACAACTACCTTCGCTGGACCCGTCCGCTCCAAGGGCGGTTTTAATGTAATTAATGAAAGTTCAACTACTGGTGCAATTACAGAAACTGGTTTTTCTGTAAATGCAACAGGCCAACTTATTTCTATGGGTACTCGCAAAATACAGTCTTTTGCTGGCACTCTTGCTTCTACTAACGCTGCTGCAACTGCTTATGCAGATAATGATTGTCTTGTAGAGTTAGGCACACTTAATGTAGACGCGCCAGATGATTTAGTAACACCAAGTAAAATATTTATTCATCGTGCATTAATTGGCATCACAACTGCCGCTGGTCAAACTCTTGCTGGAAACCTTGCTTTGAGTTCTACAAGCGGTACAGCCACTAATGCTGCTGTTTCAGGTACTGAAATCGTTGGTGCTGGTGTTACCTCTTTTAATGAGCAATTGAGCGCAACTCAATCTATTACTGAGATTGATGTAAACTTTAATGATACAGCAGGTAATTACCATATTTTCGTGCCAAACATTACGGCGGCTGTGGCAAATGTACATCTGTATGCGAGAGCTACAACTACTGTAAATGCTGATATTACGGCTGGCAGATTTACTGTGGAGCTAGAATACTCAGTTTACTAATAGGAGAATGTTATGGCTGATGCAGTCACTTCACAAACTTTAATAGATGGTGAACGCACCGCCGTATTAAAGTTTACTAACATCTCTGATGGTACTGGTGAAAGTGCCGTAAAAAAAGTAGACGTAAGTGCATTATCCACTAGCGGTAATAAACAAACGTGTACGGGATGCTCAATAGAAAAAATCTGGTGGCAGTGCAATGGCATGAAAGTACAAATACTTTTCGATGCTTCATCGGATGTTATTGCTATTGAATTAGGCGAAAACCAAAGCGGATACCACGACTATAGTTCTTTTGGTGGGATAGCTAACAATGCTGGGGGTGGCAAAACAGGTGATATTATGTTCACAACTGTTGGTCATAGCTCTGCGGATAGTTACACTATTATACTACAAGTCCGTAAGGAATACGCATAATGGCTACCACTAAAGATGTGAAACGCACTCCCTCTGGTAAGCTAACTTATCGGGGGGAGACTTTTCCAGGATATAATAAGCCTAAGAGAACCCCTGGAGCAAAAAAGAAATCTGCGGTATTAGCTAAAAAAGGCAGCGAAATAAAACTTGTGCGTTTTGGTGATCCTAATATGAGTATTAAAAAAGACCAACCAGCAAGGCGTAAATCTTTTAGGGCTAGGCATAATTGTGATAGTGCTAAAGATAAATTTAGTGCTCGTTATTGGTCATGTAAGGCTTGGTAATGAAAGCAGATGATGTTCTTAAGTTGTTAGAAAAACATGAGGCAGATTGCAGTGCGCGATATGCCCAAATACAAAAACAACTTGATAAACTAGATATGAGATTGTGGGGTATAGCGGTGTTAATCATAGCGGCTGCGGCTGTGCCGAGGTTAATGTAATGGCAATGATGCGCGGCAATATGGCGAAACAAATTAAAAAAGCCCCTGCCAGTCGTAAGAAAAAGAAAAAACGTAAAATACCAGCTAAATACTTAGCTGGATTAAGTTCAGAGGATAAAGCTAAACGTCGTAAAGAAATACAACGTAATGCTCGTAAATCATCAAAGGATCCTTCAGCTTATGTTTTCCCAAGTGATACTAATAAGTCGGGAGTTAGAAGGAAGACAAAAGAATCTGTGCATACCAAAAAATTCCGAAAAATGTTTGGAGGTAAAAAGAAATAGTTATGGCAAAAAAATTATCTGCAAAGCAAAAAAAGTTAGCGGCTTTTGCACCGCCTCGAAACAAGATCACTCGTGCGGACATTATCACTGCTGCTAAAAATAAGGCGGGAAAAAATGGTAGCAAAAAAAGACCCCAAAGTCGGAACAGGAAAAAAGCCTAAAGGCTCTGGTAGAAGGCTTTATACTGATGAAAACCCTAAGGATACAGTAAAGATAAAATTTGCCACACCTTCGGATGCTAGAGCCACAGTAGCTAAAGTTAAAAAAGTTAGAAAACCTTTTGCTAGAAAAATACAGATATTAACGGTTGGTGAGCAAAGAGCAAAAGTAATGGGCAAACAAAAGGTGGCTCAGATATTTAGGCAAGGTAAAGATAGTATCCGTAAGGAAAGGGGAAAAAATGGCACTCAGCGCAGCAACAAAAAAGTCACTCGCAAAAAAAGCTGAGGCGGCTCGTAAAAAAGGTAAAAAGGTTACGGCTGGACAACTCGCAAGAGTCTACAATAAAGGTCTAGCGGCGTATAGAACGGGACATCGTCCTGGAGCAACACCTAGTCAGTGGGCAATGGCTAGGGTAAATAGTGTCTTGACTGGTGGCAAAGCAGCCAAGGTAGACGCGCATATTTTTGGCAAAGGTAAAAAGCCCAAAAAGGAGGCTAAAAAGAAAAAATGAGTTTTTTAACAAGTAACGTCCCTTACTTTAAGTGTTGGGTAAGGAGAGAGTATACTTGCAACCACGATGACTTCCATGGAGAGTTCCTTCATGCAATGGCAATAGCCGTAACGACTATGCCAAATAGATGCTTGAGTTTCCAAGTTTTATTCACAGGTTGCGAAAGCGATATAACTGGTGAAGAAAACGTTCATGGTGGGGCTATGTGGGCAAGGATGCCAATAACAGCTTTAGTCGGTGATACAGCCTTTGAAGGCTGGCCTGAGCCGATGGATGTATACCAAGCACAACCTTGGGATTGTATGTCTCATACACATGCGGTGTACAGTTTAAATAGAGCACAACCATGTCCGTGGATTGCAAAAATTGATGGAGAGTTTTATCCAGCAAAATACTATTTTACTGTAGACTATACAGATAGTGAGGTAGCAGATGATCCAGCTCAACACAAACAAAGCCATGTGTTAGAGTTACTAGATGCTGGTAAATGGACAGGTAATATAGTGGCTTTGCCAAACAATCGTGTAAGAGTGACACATCCAGCTTGGTATGTTACTGGTGAGGGTGCTCCTAAGTTTAAACCGTCACAACACATTCACTATTCAAAGTCTGATTTAGACTATACAATGGATGTAAATCGGATCTTTGATAATCTTTATGCAGAAGAGGATGAAAAAGATGGCAAAGAAAATGAAGAAAAAAATGTACGCAAAAGGCGGCGCAGTAAAAAAGACAAAAATGGCTAAAGGCGGTATGGTCAAAAAGCCAATGAAGAAAATGGCTAAAGGCGGTATGGTCAAAAAGCCAATGAAGAAAATGGCTAAAGGCGGTATGGTCAAAAAGCCAATGAAAATGTCTACAGGTGGGATGGCAAAAGGTAGTTCTCGTAAAAAGAATGCTAATCCAAAACGTATCGCAGGTCCGTATAGCTAATGGCAACTTCTGGGTCAACAGATTTTGAGCTCGATGTAAATGATTACATTGAAGAAGCATTCGAACGCTGTGGCCTAGAAGTCCGTACTGGTTATGATGTGCGTACTGCACGTAGATCTTTAAACCTTATGTTTGCTGATTGGGCAAACAGAGGATTAAATAGGTGGACAATAGATCAAAGCACTTTAACTTTATCTGCAAGCACTGCTGTTTATACTTTGCCCACAGATACTGTTGATGTGTTAAGCGCAGTGATAAGAACTGGTACAGGCACAAGTCAGTCAGATACACAAATTACTAGAATAAGTAGAGATGTGTATATAAATATACCAAGTAAAAATACTGAGGCGCAGCCTTCTCAATGGTATGTTGACAGACAAATTGTACCACAAATAAAAGTCTGGCCTACACCTGATCAAACATACACACTTGTATACGATCGTTTGACACGCATAGAAGATGCGGATGCTTCTGTAAATACTCTTGATGTACCCTTTAGATTTTATCCATGCCTAGCAGCAGGATTAGCTTACTATATAGCTATGAAAAAAGCACCAGAGCGTGTCCCTACACTGAAGGCTATGTACGATGAAGAATTTGCTAGAGCAGCATACGAAGATGTAGATCGTGCAAATCTAAGTCTTGTACCGCGTAGAGATTATTATGGATTTGGTTGATGGCGTATGCATTAGGAAAATACTCTAACGGTATTTGTGATAGGTGTGGGTTTAGATATCCATATCTTGATTTGCGTGAGGAATGGAATAATTTTAAAGTTTGCCCAGAATGTTATGAGCCTAAAGCTAGGCAGTTAGAGCCTTCACAGACAGGATCTGATGCTGAAGCATTATTCCA